AAAATCATTTCTATTAACACTGTCGCTGGGGGCGCAGATTCGTTGGTTCAGAGAACCATTCAGGTCGAGCGTACCAGAGCCACAGTTACTACCGCTTAAGGTGTAACGTATGGATTTAGCGCAATTCGATCTGACAGAAGCTGCCGATAAAGGTATTACTGTTGAGCTATTTCATCCGATAACAGAGGAACCGTTAGAAGATGAAGATGGTAAAAGTGTTTCGGTGAAAGTTTTGGGCAAGGACTCAAGGAAATGGCAACAAGTAGCCAAAAGAATCCAAGCCCGAAACGCAAATAAATATCGAAACAAAGACGCACCGCTTGCAGAGACTGAAAAGAATCTGCGAGAAATCTTAGCCGAATGTACGGTTAGTTGGACAAACATTGAATACAATGAAAGCCAACTTAAATGTACTAAAGAAAACGCTTTGATGCTTTATGAAAAGCGTGGCTGGATTGCAGAACAAGTTATGGGTGCGGCAACAGATAGGGCCAATTATCTAAAGTAGTAAGCCAGCTTTTAGAAGATTATGTAAGGTACTGGGCTTGGCTAGTATCTTCATCGAAAGGCGCAAAGAAGGCGAGATTAGAGTCAGTTATTGACCCTGTCTTTCCGGATATTGCGCCTTTTGACTATCTGGTAGACTTGCTCTCTGAAATAGGCCCAACGGAAATCGACTGGGTAAATCTAAAAGCATGGCAAGATTTGACAGGCATATATCTTGATTACTGGGAAACTAGCATGATCAAAAATTTGTCTATTTTGTTTAGCAATAAATTCCAAGAATATAACGACAGCAATATTTCTAGCCCATATCGCGATATTGATGCGCCTAGTGTCGATGCAAAAGCCATTCAATCAATGCTGCGAGGCGATCAGAGGTTTAATAAGTAATGGTTGATGTAGCCAGACTAGAGATGCAGGTTGATAGCAGGTCTGTCAAATCTGCAACCAAAGATGTTGAAGGTTTAGGTAAAGAATCTAAGCTAGCAACTACCGCAATTCGAGCATTTGGTGGGGCTTTCGCCGCATTAGGTGCGGGTAGTCTTATATCTAAAATTGCAAATGACACAAGGCAATTCTCGACAGCGATATCTCAGTTGTCTGCTATTACTGGCGCAACAGGACAAGACCTTAAATTTTTTCGAGAACAATCGCTCGAGATTGGTAGAACAACAACTCTATCCGCGTCTCAAGCTGCCACTGCTTTTCAGCTTATTGCTAGTGCTAAACCTGATCTTTTAGAAAGCAGAGATGCTCTTGCGGCAGTAACGAAAGAGGCTGTTACATTAGCAGAAGCTGCATCTATCGATCTAACATCAGCTGCTCAAACAGTTGGCGTTGCATTAAATCAATTTGGCGCGGAAGCCGACCAAGCAAATAGATTCGTAAATGTTCTGGCTGCCGGATCCAAATTTGGCTCTTCACTTATTACACAAACTGCTGACGCACTAAAAAATGCTGGCACTGCTGCCTCTTTAGCGGGCCTTAGCTTTGAAGAAGCCAACGTGGGTATCCAACTATTGGCTAAAGGTGGTTTATTCGCTGCTGAGGCTGGTACGGGCTTCAGGCAGGTTTTAATGAAGCTGGAGAGCGAAGCCGAGGATAGATTCAAGCCATCTGTTGTAGGTCTGGCTAGTGCGTTAGAAAACTTGGCGGCAGAGAATATGTCGCTTACAGAAATTATGGATATGTTCGGTGCGGAAGCAGCAAAGTCTGCTGCGACAATGATCGAACAAGCTGATAGCGCAAGATTGTTAGAAACTCAACTAACTGGAACGAATACTGCCACAGAGCAAGCTGCGATAAATTTTAATAATTTAGATGGCGATGCGTTATCTCTAAATTCTGCGCTAGAAAGTCTCGCTATATCTCTCGGCGAAAAAGCAGAACCTAAAATGCGAGAGATCACACAAGCATTAACTAGATTTGCACAAACAGCCATCGAGTTTGTAAAAAGTGAGCAATTTACTAAATTTTTAGAAATAGCCATAAAAGGTCTACAGCTTTTTTCAATTATCATGGGCGTAAAAGTTGTAGCTGCTTTAGGGTCTGCGATTATCGGATTTAGTAAGGCAACAACCGCAGTTGGCTTGCTAGGAAAAGCATTAGCTTTAGCAGGCGGTCCGATCAATCTGACAATTATTGGTCTGTATAGTCTTTACGAAATTCTAAATAAAGTTGTCGGCACTGATATGAGCAGGCTGACAGAAAATTTACAAAAAGCTGCAAATCAAGGTATGCAGCCTTTAACACAGTACACAGAAGAATTACGCGAAGAGCAAAAGAGACTACAAGCTCAAGTTGAAAATTTAAGCGACCCATTAAAGCAAAGCTCTCACGAGGTTAACGCTTTGCAGTCTGCGCAAAAGCGATTGGCAAATGTCACTGAGGTCCTTGGTCAAGCTCAAGATATGATCGCCACAAGATTGGCGGCAACTGGCGCGACAGCAGATGAATCAGGAATTGATATCAGTGATTTAGAAAGAGAGTTTCAAGAACTAACTAATTCTCTAAACAACGATTTCGATCCAAGTCTCGAGGTCGTTACTCTTTCGCTCGAAGAATTAAACAAACAAACCGCTTACGGAATTGAAGTTACAAAGGACCTAAATACCAGCTACGAAAAAGTTAGAGATGCGCTATCGTCTAAAATGACGCAAGTCGGCATGACTGCTAAAGAGCAATTTCTGTATAACGAGCAAATGAAGTTAGGCGAGGATGCAACTTTAGATGCTAGGCTTGAAATCGAGAAAATGGCTAGTCAGTTATTCGATGCTGAAGAAAAGCAGAGACAAAATACTGCCGCGATAAAAGACTCGATAGACCCATTGCAGTTTCAGAAAAATGCTGTAGAAAATGTTCAGCGATCTTTTGGCGAATTAATTTATACAACACTGTCTGATGGTAAAGTTAATTTTAAGTCTTTTTTCCGATCTGTTCTTGATGGCTTTAAAAAATTAGTCGCAGAACTTGCTGCTCAAAAGATCACAGAGGCAATATTTGGTAGCGGTGGGTTAAATGGTTTTTTAAGCACACTATCCGGTGGTTTTAGTTCGATTATCAGTTCTATCGGTAGCGGCATAAAAGGCGTTATAAGCTCTGTCGCGGGCGGTGGAGGCGGTGGCGCAGTAACTAGTGGCGTTACCAGTGCGGTAACAGGAGGCGCAGCGGGAGCCACTGGTGGTTTCATGGCTGGAGCGAAAGGCGCGCTCGCTGCAACTGGAGCAAAGATCGCCGGAGGCCTTAAAGCTGCAGGAGCCGCAGTATCTAGTGGCGCATCAGCAACACTAGCAGCATTATCAAATCCAGTTACAGCGGCAATAGTCGCAGCAGCAGCGGCAGCCAAATTACTTGATAGTGGAGGCACGCCAACCTCTGCAGCCGGTATTACGATGGCTGAAACTGCGGGTATGAAAGGCAAGGGTAACGTATTCGCAATTGACCCATTTGAATCTGGGTTCGCTCCGCTAGGTTTTAAACAAAATGCAACTAACGCTGAAGCGGCTATGGCTGCTGAACCATTCAGAGCACTTGACGCCAGTTTAACCGCTCTAACAAAAGATGCGGGGTTTAATGTAAATCTATCTGGTCATACATTTAGCGGCTATGGGGTTGAAGGTACGGGCGCAGGAACCTTACTTGGTACTTTTATCGAAGAGGGCAAAGTTAAAGGCGCATCTCAGGCAGAACAACTCGGCAAATACGCAACAGAGTGGGTGCAGGCAGTTGGAGCGCGGAATAATGTTTCTTCTGAAGCATTACAGTCAATTATTGGTGACGGTTCAGCTGAAGGAATATTAGCTAGAGTTGCTCAGGAATATGAGGCAATAAAATTGGCTCAAGTTGCTTCTTCGCAAAGAATGGGACTTAACGATGTTCCTGTAGACGGTATGTTTGCAAAACTGCATCGTGGAGAGCGAGTAATGACCGCTGGTCGAGCCGATATGACCGATCAGCTTGCCGAAGAAATGAAAGTTATGCGAAGTGACTTTAACCAACTTATGATTCAAGTTGCTAAAGCTACAACCCGAACAGCACGAATTGAAGATAGGTGGGACAAGAATGGCCTGCCGCCTACTAGGACTTAAACATGAAGGTAATTAAGTCAACAACTATTACTGAGGCGATCTTAACTGCTACTGACGTACCAGAGACAGATGAAGCCGAATGGTCAAGTGCTACAACCTACGCTGATGGCGCATTGGTTATGGTTACTGGTACTGGTGGCGGTGCTGCTAGTGCTACGCATGAAATTTACGAATCACAGCAAGGCTCGAATACTGGGAATGATCCTACGATCGACGATGGCACATACTGGACTCGGGTATCCAGCACAAATCGCTGGAAGATGTTTAACGATATTGTGCAAGAGCAAACTGAGCAAGCTAGCGGTCTCGAAGTTGAATTAACTCCCGCCGCAGTAACTACAGCACTAGCTGCGGTAAATGTAGATTGCGCTGATATCGATGTTGTAATGGTTGATCCGGTAGAGGGTACGGTATTCAGCCAGAATTACCCAATGACCAGTTATAGCGGTATTACCAACTGGTATGACTACTTTTTCGAGGCGATTGTACGGAAGAATGAACTCGCAGTTATTGGTCTACCGCCGTATTCGTCAGCTACCATAACAGTAACATTTAACGATAGTGGAACCGCAAAGGTCGGTGCATTGGTAATTGGAACTGCTGCAACAATTGGCGATTCACAATACGGTGCTAGTTTTGGCATCATTGATTATTCGACAAAGAATGTTGACGCGCAGGGTCGAACAACCATCACAGCAGGCGCCTATGCAGATGAAGCAGACATCGATGTTATAATCGAGACAAGTAGATTCGCACAGGTTAAATCGGTACTTACTGACCTTAGAACTACGCCTAGCGTCTGGGTACCTGAAGAGAATACAGACGGAACAATTATTTACGGTTACTACAGAGAATTTGACGTTATCTTAAGTGGTCCTGTGGTTAGCCTTTGCAGCATACAGATTGAGGGTTTGACATGACAATTCCAACGCTATCGTCGTTACCAACGGCTCCTGCTAGAACTGATGCGCCGGCTACTTTTGTTACTCGAGCTGACGCTTTCCTAGCTGCACTGGTAACTTTGCAAACTGAGTTAAATACTAGCATCGGTGCTATGAACACCGATATCGCTGGAGTAAACACTGACGCAACCAATGCAGCAACAAGCGCATCGGAAGCCGCTGCGAGCGCCGCATCTGCTGCTGCTGCTGCTGGCGCAAGCGCATGGGTTAGTGGGCAAAGCTATTCATCTGGCGATGTGGTTTTTTCTGGGATTGATTTTCAAACATATCGAGCAACTACTGCGACCAGCGGAACAACCGATCCAAGCGCATCAGCTGATTGGACGCGAATATCATCGACCAGTTATGTCTCGATCACTGAAGATGCCAATAATGTTATTACTTTTGATAACGGTATCAATGAAGAGTATACAGCTGTCACTTCAAGCAGTAACGCAACCACAGTGAATCTGCGCGATGGAACGAATTTTAGCCATACACTGAGCGAAAACACTACTTTTACATTCAGTAATCCGCCGGCCAGTGGAAAAGCAAATATATTCACTTTGAAAGTGGTGCAGGATGCCAGCGCATCTGGATTCACTTTGACTTGGCCAACATCTGTTGATTGGCCAGCGGCTACTGCTCCAACACTTACAGCCACGGCTGATGCAGTTGATTACTTTGTCTTTATAACCCATGACGGCGGTACTACTTGGTACGGCTTCACAGCAGGACAGGCTCTCGCATAATGAGTAAGAAGATACTACAAGCAGCAGCAGGTGCAGGTGGAGAATCCGTCTATGTGGAGGATGTGTTCTCTACTTATTTGTATGACGGTAATAGTTCTACACAGACCATCACAAACGGCATTGATTTGTCTGGTGAAGGTGGAATGGTATGGCTTAAATGTAGAGCCTCTGGAGGAAGTTTCACAAATAACGTTGTTGTAGACAGCGAAAGAGTAAATTCACAAGGATATCACAAAAATCTTTTTACTAATTTAACTGGTGCACAATACGACCCTCCTAGTCTTAGCTCTTCATCCGTGTATGCTTTTAACAGTAACGGATTTTCACTAGGCGCAAACATTAATACAAACTATAGCGGAAGTGACAACGTTTCTTGGTCATT